ACAATGGGCAGGGACCGCAGCGTGGCCCGAGCCTGTTGGTGGTGGCGAATGCGGGGGGATACGCCGGAACACCGGTAGCGTTCGCGTGGACGTTCGCGAGCGGGCCACAGGGAACCGATGGTGCCAATGTGACGGCGCTGAACCTGGTGGGCGTGGACGTGATGCCGCGGACCGGGATGTATGCGCTGCGCGGTCTGGGCTGCAGCATTGGACTGCTGGCCGACGAGGACGACGCGACGCAGTGGCCGGCGCAGGCCGCTTTTGCCTTGTCCGAGGGGATCTACATGATCCTGTGCGGACCGGCTGGCGACACCATTACCAACGCGCTGATCGTCAAGCGGGCGGCCGGGCTGGATACCTATGCCTGCAAGCTGATGTTCGGCGACTGGATCTGGTGGAGCGACCAGGTGAACGCGGTGGTGCGACTGATCAGTCCGCAGGGTTTCGTGGTGGGACGGCTGGCCAACCTGTCACCGGAACAGTCGAGTCTGAACAAGCCGCTTTACTGTGTGGTGGGCAGCCAGAAGTCGGGCACGCCGGGGACAGGGCAGACAACCACCTACAGCAGCGCGGAACTGCACAGTTTGTTCCAGGCCGGCATCGACGTGATCGCCAACCCACAGCCCGGTGGATACTACTGGGGCGTCCGGTGCGGCCACAACAGTTCGTCGAATGCCGCCACCAATGGCGACAACTATACGCGGCTGACCAACTACATCGCCGCCACGCTGGCCGCAGGCATGGGGCAGTATGTGGGACAAGTGGTCAACACCTCGTTGTTCCAGAAGATCCGGGCAACGCAGTTGAGCTTCCTGCAGAATATGCTGTCGCAAGGTATGCTGGGCAGCAATGACGGCAGCGTGCCGTTCAGCGTGATCTGCGATGTCAGCAACAATCCGCAGTCCCGCATTTCGCTCGGCTATGTGCAGTCTGACGCGCAGATTCAATATCAGGCTATCAACGAGAAATTTATCGTCAATATTGAAGGCGGCCAAACCGTCACAGTGACACAGCAATCGCTGGCGAACACGCCCGGCTCGCTGGCAGCGTAACAGGAGAACACGGTGACGAGCACAAGCTTTTCGGTCGGTCGCGACTGCCAGTTGGTGGTGATCGGGCCGTTTGGCCGGATCGACCTGACGTATGTAACGGCGTTCGAAAGCCGGCAGGTGACGGCGCCGGTGCGCGTCGACTGCATCGACGGCAGGCAGATGGCGGCCGAATTGCCGAAGGGATGGGAAGGCCATTTCGAGGTGGAGCGCGGATCGCCGGCGGTGGATGACTTCATTGCCCAAGCCGAGGCGGCGTTCTTCGCCGGTGCTGCGGTGCCGGCGGGCACGCTGTACCAGTACGTGAACGAAACAGACGGGTCGACCAGGACGTACCAGTACACGGGGGCGGTGTTCAAGCTGGCGCAGGCCGGCACCTGGAAGGGCGACTCCAGCGTGAAACAGCGACTTGAGTTCTTTGCCGGACGGCGGACGAGCATGTGATGGAACGGCAGGGGGCGTTGGAAACTCCGTCGGCGAGGCTGGTGGCCGCGGCGCAGGCGGCGCCAACCGTGACGGACGCTCGCGGGCGCGTGCTTTCGCTGCGGCGGCTGACTGCGCTGGACAAGCTACGGCTGTTTAAGGCGGCCGGGCCGGTGCTGGCGCAGAATCAGCCCTGGCTCGGGATGGCGGTGCTGGCATGCTCGGTGGCGGCGGTGGACGACGTGCCGGTGCCCCCGCCGGTCACCGAGGGGCAGGTCGAGGGGCTGGTGGCACGGCTGGGCGATGACGGGCTGGCGGCGGTGGCGACCGCGCTCGATGAAAGTCCTGCGCCGGTGCCGGCAGGAGAACTGGCGGGAAACTGAGTAGGCACCCCGATCTGGTGGATTGCCTTTACCTGGTCCGGAACGGGGTGCCCTTCGACGTGGCGTTCAGCCTGCCTGCGGACGAGCGCCTGGCCTGGGTGGTCGCGCTCGGGACGCTCGACGGCGGCGAATTCGATTTCGTGTCGATGCGATGGAAGGAGCGGCCATGACCTTGCACAGGCTGATGCGGCATCTGGCGCAGCTGGACCTGGAACTGGCGGCGGAGGCAGCACTGGCGGCGCAGGTTGAGGCGATCGCGATGGCAGCGCGCGAGGCCGGCGCGGATGGTGGCGAGGTGCAGGCGGCTAAGATGGAGACGCTGGTGGGCTGGCGCTCGGCCGCGCTGCGGCGGTGCGAGCGGGGCGATGTCGGCGTGCATCCGCTTTCCGTGTTGGCCCCGGTCGTCGTAGCGCAAGGCGCGCGCGCGGCGGCGGCGGTTGGCGCAGCGGTCGCCGATGCGCTCCGGGGTGCATGATGGAAGACGCCTACGAGATCGGCATCCGGCTGGTGCTGGAAAACGGCGTTTCGGCAGGCATCGCGGCGCTGCAGCACGACCTGGCGGCCTACGATCGGGCATTGGCGGCAGTCACTGGGCGGCTGCACACGGTGTCGGAGGCCGAACGCGGGCTGAAAGCACCCGTAGGCTCGCTCGGGGCCGGGCCTCCCACCTGGCCCTCGGCCACCGGGGAGGACGCGGAGGCGCTGGTCGTTAGGCAAGCGCGCCCGCGAGACATGCCCATGCCGGCATCGGCGATGCCGGCGCTTTCGGTTCCCAAGCTGCCGCAGGTCAGCGCGCTCTCCACGCAGGCACCAACCAGGCCGCAGGTGGCGTCGGCCGGGCCAACGTTTCGTCCGCCGCAGGGCGTGCCGCGACTGCCCGCTGCTCCCGAGCAGCCAGTCCGTATAGCGGCGGAGGTGGCGCAGGGGGCGTCGCCGCTGAAGGGCGGCCAGGCACTGGCGGCGGTGACCGTGATGGCGATGCCAGTGCCGCGTTACGCGCAGTATGCGCCGGCCTCGCCGGCTGCCCAGCCACCGGTAGTGGCTGGACAAGAAATGCCTGCTGGAAGTCCGGTATCGGTGGTAGCGGCGGACCAGCGCGACCGACCGCAGGCGCCGCTCGCGGTGGGTGAGTTGTTCCGCCCGCCCACCTGGAACGGGGCACCGCCAGCGGCGGAACCGGTGTCGGCTGGCGCACAGGCGGCGCCGCGGCAGGCGGGAGGGCAGGCAGCACCGGCGGCGCCAGCGGCTCCGGCGGCCGCTGCGGCGTCGTCGGGGCCGGTGCAGGGCGATGTCTATCTGGATGGTGCCCGTGTCGGACGCTGGATGTCGGATCGGCTGGCACGGGTCGTTGATCGTCCGCAGGCCGGGGTGACGGGATTTGATCCGCGGCTCGGGCCCGCTTGGCCCGGCTCCTTGCATGGCACGTGACTTTTGGGGGGCAACGTGATGGCCGAGGGTGCATTGCTGTTGGGACCAATCCTGTTCCAGGATTTCGAGCTACCTGAACAGGTGCGCTGGGGCGGCAGGCAGCGTCTGACCGTGCATCGCCTTCCCGGCGGCGTACGGGTAATCGATGCGCTGGGGCGCGACGATGCCGACATCGTGTGGTCGGGGGTATTCAGCGGCGGCGACGCGGCGGTGCGGGCACGCGCGCTGGACCTGATGCGGGCGGAGGGCGGCTTCTGGCCGCTGACCTGGGACTGGTTTTTCTTCACCGTGGTGATTGCCCGCTTCGAGGCGGACTACGCGCGCGCCAACTGGATTCCCTATCGCGTTACCTGCACGGTTCTGCGTGATGAAACGGCGGCGGCGGTCGAGGCCACGGTGTCGCTGGCCACGAGCGTGTTGAGTGATCTGACCACGGCGCAAGGGCTGGGGAGCTCGGTGGCGCTCGGCGCTGCGATCGGCTCGCTCGGCACCACCCAGGCGACCCAGCCCGGCAGCAGCGCCTATGTCGCCGCAACTGCGGCCCTGGCAGGGGCGTCGCAGCAGATCAACGCCGGCATTGCCGCGACCGAGGGACAACTCGCTGGGAAGCCATGCACCGATGCCGCGGCGCTGACCACGAGCACCGATCTGGCCGGGCAACTCGCGGCGTTGATGGCCGCGCGCGGCTATGTGGGCCGGGCGGTGGCGAACCAGGCCAATGCGGATACGTGAGGGGCGATGCGCAGGATTACGGTGACCGGCGGCAACCTGTTCCAGGTGGCCGCGCAGCAGCTGGGTGACGCCACGCAGTGGATTCGAATTGCCCAGGCGAACGGTCTGTCCGACCCGATGCTGATCGGGGTGGTGACGTTGAACGTTCCGGCGACTGATCCTTCGGCGGGAGGCGGCATTGCAGCTCAGTAGCGGGATGCCTGGTCCCGCAGGTCCTGGCCCGCTCAGGGCCGTGCGCTATCCGCGGCTGCGCGTGCTGGTCAATGGCGTGATCGTGCCGGGCGCCTTCGAGGCCGAGGTGCTGAACAACCGGCACTTTGCCGCCGATCGTTTCCGATTGGGGCTGGCGCTGTCGGCTGACCCGACGCGGGGCCCGGCGTGGTGGGCGGATCAGCACAATGTGCTGATCGATATCGAGGCCTCGCTCGGTAGCGAGTATGTGAACCTGCTGCACGGCAACGTGGACTCGGTGGAGATCGATCTGCTCGGCGATGCGGTGCGGCTGACCGGGCGCGACCTGAGCGCGCAGCTGATCGAGGCGCGCGCGCAGGGGACCTTCGCCAACCAGACATCGAGCGACGTTGCCACTACCCTGGCAGGGCGGCATGGGCTGTCGGCCGATGTGCAGCGCACGGCCACGCCGGTGGGACGCTACTGGGAGCTGGAGCACGACAGTCTCGTATTGGACGGGTTCGCACGGGCAACCACCGAGTGGGACCTGCTGGTGACACTGGCGCAATTCGAGGGGTTCAACCTGTGGGTCCAGGGCACGACGCTGCACTTCCGTGCGGCGGACATGCTGGCACCGCCGACGGTGCTGCCGGTGGCGGCGCTGAGCGCGCTGCACCTGGAGCGGTCGCTGACGTTGGCGCAAGGCATCGCGGTGACAGTGAAGAGTTGGCATAGCCGGGCCGCCCAGTCCTGCGTGCAGAAGGCGTCTGCCGGCCGAGCGAACGGGACGGCGCAAAACTATATTTATATCGCACCAAATTTGACGCCGGATCGGGCACTGCGGCTGGCCCAGCAGAGACTGGCGGAGTTGGTCCAGCACGAGCGGGTGATCGTAGCCGACATGCCGGGGGAGTTGTCGCTGATGCCGAACCAACAGATCGTGTTGCAGGGCTCGGGTACGGCGTTTGATCGCTCCTACGCAATCGATTCGATAGAGCGGCGGCTCGACATGTCGCACGGCTTCACCCAGTCGCTGCGGGCGCGCAATACCGGCGCGGCCGCGTAGGCACCAGCAAGGCCGATACTTCATGGAACGGTTCCTGAATGCGCTGAAGGCGCAGGCGGCATCGCTGGATCGTGCGCTTGGGCAGCCTCGCTTCGGGGTGGTTTCGAGCGTCGATCCGGCCCGCTACGCGGCGCGCGTGTCGTTGCAGCCTGAAGGCGTGCTGACCGGCTGGCTGCCGATGCTGTCGATCTGGGCCGGGGCGGGGTGGGGTGCGGTGAGCCTGCCGGCGCCGGGTGACCAGGTGCTGGTGGTGCCCCAGGAGGGCGATGCCGAGCACGGGGTGATCGTCGGCGCGTGCTATAGCGATGCCGCGCGGGCGCCGGCGGCGCCGGCGGGCGAACTGTGGCTGGTGCATCGCAGTGGTGCCGCCCTGCA